CCTGATATTAGGTTATATTGACTATGAGATAAGTCCTCTTTCTGTACTGTTAGGTATGCTTGTGATACTTTCTCTTGTAATCTCTTATCAGCTGATGTATCCCCTCTAAGGAAGCTTTGTACGTCTCTAGCTGTTGTGTACGCTACTAACTGAGCAAAGGACTGAGGTAGTTCTTCAAAACTAAGTTCCCATACTACTAAACACTCTACTTTATCAGCAAAGATAAATGTGTTACCTTCTACATCATAGAGGTTTCCTCCTCTAATAACGTAATTATTAGTAGTTCCTTTAATAGACAGCACTGTGACTGGAACAGCTATCTTACTATCAACACTGTTAGGTATAAACTCCCAAGGCTCTCTGTTAAACCACCAGCCTCTAGTTTGTAGTTCTCTGGAGGTAGTTAATAATTCATTCCTAATAATCCTAGCTTCATGTAGCTCATCTAAGGAGTCAATATCTACTGATGAGGGTACTGGCATCTCTCCGATGTAGCGTAAGCATAGATTAACAGCATCTAATAAAACCATGTTAATCCTTTTATATGTTTTGTATAGGTATAGTTTAGTAATTAGCTATTTTACTAAACACCTAACCCAAAAAGGGGCAACCTAAAGAGCAATAGGAGGGGAGCTACCCCTATACCCTAAAGCCCTAAAGATTACCCCCTTTAGGTTTGATTAGTTAGACTAGGCTGCTACGCCTGTATCACCACCAGCAATAGCACAAGCCATTGAAGGATTAAGTACACCCATCCCTAACCAGTAGAAGGTCTTAAGCAAGTCTTGACGAATCTTAGTAGGTAGTGGGTCAATGTCGGTCATAACTTCCATCAACTTAACAACACCTACACAGTCCTCAGTAAATACTAGAGCCTGTAAGTAACGAGTGTTAGTTTCACCTACGTCAACAGTAGTATCTACTGGTAAGTGATTACTATACATAATTTTAAGACCAGCAATCTCAACGATTGTACCTGCATCTACACCACCGTTGCCACTTGTAAAGTCACGATGTACACCTTTAGAAGATTGTACAAGGTAGTTAAAGTTAGCTGGAGTAGTAACTACAACAGGGTCACCAGGTACATCTTTCTCTTTAAAGAGTGTGTTAGCCTCAAAGATAGCTGCAAAGAGTGCATCACCTTTAGCTTCCGGTGTAGCACCATTCACAATGTCATCATTGACTACTTCAGAACCATCAGGTTGCATAACCTCACCACCGATTGTACCAGAAGTCTGAGAAGCAACTAGAATCTCAGAGAATACTTCTTTGTCAATCTTAGTAGCAAGAGCCTCACCCATTTGCTTAGCAAGCTTAGCACGAGTGTCAAACGCTAGAATCTTCTCTTCAAGACGTGAGATAGAGAGTGCAACATATTGAGGTTGGTCAATAGTGATAACACGCTCTTTAACAGGAATAGCTGAAGTAGATACATCATCACCAATAGTGTATGCTCCACCAGCTGTATCAGCTAACTGTGCAATGATGGGAAAGTATGCGCTAGAGCCATTCTCAATAGTTTGGTTGTAAACCATTTTTAGACCAATGTTCTTTCGGTCAAACGCTTCCATAACTAGCCCAGAGAAAACCTCTTTAGCTAGTGCCATATCCGCAGGATTACCACGAGTTCCTGTAGTATCTGTAATGTTGTTTGCATTAATTGCCATTTGTATTTCCTTAGTTTAATTTAGTTTTTTGATTGTCCTCATTGCTTATTTAATGTGTCCAAAGAGTTAAACACTATCGTTGTATCTCTTAGCTTTCTTCCAGTTGTCTCTTGGGTTCACTACGCATAGCTAATACCTTAAGGCTTTCATACTCACTAAATTAAACATTTACGCTATAATAGTAGCTGTCGACTATATCTACTATCATAACTATCCTTTCCCCTAATAGGGTAGTTAGGCTACACAGTAAAGGAGTAAAACCTGTATAGCCCTGTTGTACTTAAATAGTACCTTTTTTCTTAGAAGCTAAGAATTTAGCATCAACCATAGCTGTAAACTTCTTATCCTTACCATAGTTAGGGTCTCTGACATCTTTCTGCCACTCTGTCTTACTACGATAAGCTTTAATATCTCCACTAGCAGCTGAGTTACCCTCAACTCTCCTAGGTGGAGTTCCTTTTCGTAGCTGTAGTGTTTCAACAGCAAACTTAGCTCTCTCTACTGAGCCTGACATTAAGTCCTCATTAAGTCGTTGAGCAGTTGTTGTATCTAGGTTCTGACTTGCCCATGTGATAAGTTCAGTATAAGCTTCTTCACCTCCTGCTACATTATAGATTTGTTGTATAAATAATTGCTCTCTAGCCTTAGCTCCCTCAATATAGAGGTCTACTATTTCTTTAGATAAGCCTTTGCCTTCTAACTCTTTGTAATGTTCGTCAGTTAGAGCACCTTGTGATAAGTAAGCCTCTTCGTACTTCGTAAAATCTTTAGGTGAAAGTATTGCATTTACTTTATCCTCTACTTCAGAATTACTTTGTTCTTTATCAGAAGTATCTTTCTTATTTTCCTCTTGTGGAGGCTCAGATGAAGTATTCTTCTCTGATAGCTTCTTCTCTAACTCTGTATAAGCTTTTACAACATCCTCTAGTGACTTACCTTGAAACTTCTCAGGAATCTCTATTTGCTCCTCTTTTGGGGAGCCATCATCATTATATTTACTATCAGCATATTGCTCAGTAGTGCCTCTGGCTCTAGCTAAGGCTGATTGTTCCTCAGGGCTAAGGTTAGCTTCTAGGCTTACTTGTTCTTCAGCCATTACTTACCTCCTGTTGTCTTTGCCTTAGGTGTAGCTTCAGCTTCCATTTCAGCTTTAATCTGTGCTTTAAGTGTATCTATAAAACCACTAGACATAATTTCTTTTTCTACATCTCTACGAGCTTCAGCTTTAACACGAGCTAGTTCCTCTTGGTACTTACTTGTTTGACCAGTAATGTTACGTGTATTCTTTCCCTTCTCTTTCTTCTTGTCTCGTAGTACATAATCTGAATCACTAAGTGTTAGTTTGTTACCACTATTACGATTCTTTAGTTTACCTACACTATTTACTTCAATACTCATTAACTCTCCTTTTATTGTTTACATATACATGGTATTTTTAGGTTACCAGCTATCACATAGCCCTTACCTTGGCATGTTTTACATACCTTGTTGTTGTCCGCCATTTACTAAAGCCTTTCCACCTTCTTGTCCAACAGCTTGTGCTAATGCTCCCCCACCTTGTGCTAATAACTGTTGCTCTTGCATAGCCTGAGCTTCAGCCTGTTGCTGTTCTTTGGTTTTAATGTATCTACCACTTGGGAGGTTACTAGCTACTGTAATATCTTCAATGTAGTTATCTACATTAAATCTAGTCTCAATAGCTTTCTGAAGGACTGGTGTTTCTTGGATTAACATAGAGAATTGACGTAGCTTCTGTAAGTCGTTATTACGTCCTAATGCCTCTACACCTGTTACAGGTATAAACTCAAAACCCTCTGTATCTACCTCTGGTAAACTATTTAATATTAGTCTAGCTAGAGGTACTTGAAACTCTTGTGCAAACACACTATAAACACCACCTAGAGATTGTTCTAGGTCTTGTGCCATATACTGAATTTCCCCTAAAGTCGTCCGTTCACTATCTCTAACTGCACTTGAAGCAGCTAGAAATGCTTGCTCTAAACGTCTAGTAGTCTGGTCTACAATATTCATTACTAGTTGTAAATCATTATGCTTCTCTACTCTAGCTACTGTGAGTTCATTATCAAAGTCAGCAAAGATAGCTTGACCATTCTGTGCATTGTTGAATTCATACATATCAATTTGACTACCCGGTTTAATACCAAACACAGTCTTACCAGCAATACTAGCTGATTCTAATAGTAACTGATATGCACCCTCTAATGTAATTAAGTCACTTTTATGTTGAGAACAATGCCCTACACCATAGTTATGACCATTAACACTTGTCCATCGTAATGGAATATAAGGAAATGTTTCTCTACTATAAGTAGCTAATGAATCCTCAATATAGTTATCTTCAATATATTGATATTCATACCAAGTACCCATCTTAAGGACAGCCCTTGTATAGAGTACAACATCCTCTGCTTCATCACTAATATCTAAGTCTAAAGCAGTTACAATATCCTCATCAAGTGTATTAGGGTTTACTGTTTCTCTAGTTACAATCTCAATAGGATTACCTCTATAATCTCTGTTAATAACATAGTTATCTAAACGATATGTCTTAAGACCTTTATCTAGTCTATTCTGTGGTTCTATCTTAACAGCTAAGGCATTACCTGTAACAACTAATGATTTAAATAGTTCTACTACAGGCACTGCTAGGTACTCACTAGCAATCTTCTTTTGTGCTAGGTTCTCAATAGCTACTGCTATACGATTAGCTTGTACTAATGCTTCCTCTCCCTGTTGTTCTAACAAGTCCCTTGTGTCTTCATCAGGTGTTAACCTAAAGAATGGAGTATTAGGTGGTAGCATAGTGAAAGCTAGTTTATTAGCTAAGTTATTTACTAACCTTGCCCCTACATTCTGGTAGGGATTATCTAAGATTGTATTCTCTTTATGAGCATCAGGAGGCAGTAGATAAGGTAAGGTTAGCTCAGCACATGCCCTTGCCTCATCTAATACTGTACTCCTATCCCCATCTAGTGCCTCAAACCTTGCCTTAGCTGAAACCTCAACTATATCTTGTTCGTTGATGTTTACAGCCATTTATGCTCCTTATGCTGTCCCTACACTAGATGTAGCACTTGCTCCCAAGGGAATTTGTAGACTCTTAGCACCTTGTACCATAGCTTTACGGGTACGCTTCTCTTCATCTTCATCTGTGAACTCCTCCATCACAGGCTCTTCAGATGGTGGAGCTGGAGGTGGAGTAGCGGGTGTTTCAATAACCCGAGGAGCACCTTTGCCTCCTCCACCACCATAGCACTCAACAAATACACTCTCTAATGACTTCATCAACCCTAATGTATCTAATGTATCCTCATAAATACCAATCTTGTTACGCACAAGATGACTCCTTAAATTAACCATATATCCTCCTAAGTAAATTTTAATCTTTTCATGTATCTCTCATAAGTAGGTTTAAACTTTTCCATATCATAATAATATGACCTACTAAACTCTTCCCCCTGTGTATGTCTTGTATTGTTTATATTACTAGACCCTATCAATGTAGTACCAATCACGTTATAACCTAGTGTTAGAGATACATGAGCACAAGTAGTAAATAGTGCTCCTGTAACATTACTCCCCCTATACTCAGGTACTACATACATATAGTCAACTACTAAATGAGGAGTAGTCATACCATATTGGTCGTTAATAGTCATAGTTATAAAACCAGCTAACTCTCCCTCCTTTAATACGTAGTAAATATAATTGTTGTAATCTAGCATAGACAACACCATATCATAAGCAGTCTCCATATTACCTACCATAACCTCAGGGTGTCTTTCCTGAAAGTAGTCATAAACTAAGGAAGCTACTCCTACTTTATCAGAGTAAGGACTACTTTTCTCTAGTAGCTTTACTTCTATTTCTTTCTTCATGTTCAATTACTCCTTTAATGTAATCGATAACTAACTGACTGCCTTGTAACATTCTAATTTCATCAATAGTAATATTTTTACTTTTGGGTAACTTATTAGGAAACCTCTCAGATAACAACTCTAATAGATACTCTAATTCAATACTCATTTATTCTCCTTTTAGGGTATATATGTATACTCCCCCTCCCTCATTTATCTTTTCCCTTCCCCCTCTTACGTCCAACTTAAAGGTTACTTTAAGGTAATAGTGGATGAAGCCCTAAACTAAGGGATTCCAGAGGTCTATAAAGAAATCACCATTTTCATCACATTTTAGCTGGTGCATAGAGGCTAATCTAGCTTGTGTTAGTAGGTAACTTTCTACTTCTTCTTCACTACCTTCCATAACACTATTGGCTATCTTTTTCACAGCTTCCCAATATGCTTTCTCTAAGTCCTCTAAACTATAACCTTCTTCCATATCTTCTTCCACTTTATCTAGTAGTTTATTAGCCTTAACTTTACCAATACCAGGTACACCCTTATAACCATCAGTAGTATCACCAGCTAATACCTGAAAATAAAAGAATCTAATAGCTTCCTTCTCAGTAACTTTAACAATATTTCCTTCATTATAGTTAAAATGACTCCCCACTGTTTGATATAATACATCTTTATCAATAGCACATAGGAAATAGTCATCAGGTTTAGCAGTCTTTAAATATACTACCATATCATCAGCTTCAAACCCATCTGCTACGTTAGCATCATATTTATGCAATAGATATAGCTTAAGTCTATCATAATCAGTAGGTTTACGACTAAACACACGATTATGTTTGTAATCATCCACTACATCGTGTCTAAAGTTGTTCGACCCTGTAAGCCATAACTCCACTTCTTCACAACCTGTCTTGAACCTAATGTTCTCTATAAGACCATCAATGGCATTCTTACAGGTTTGTAGGTCAGAGGTGATAGAAACACCATCACCATCCCCCCAATCTGTTTTCTCTTCAAATGTAAAGCCTACCTTATAAAGTAAGCTATCAGCATCCACAAGTGCTACTGGCATTACTACTCCTCCTTACGGTCATTCATCACTTTAAAACAAGACTCAATAGTTTCTTCCATCTCATATTCTATCTCTTGACAAGCATTCCTAATAACCTCATTACTATACCCCTCCATAAGCATAGCCATCCTGAAAGCATGTAGGTAGCCTGTACCAGTAGCACCATCATCAATAGTAATAGTAGCTTCTATAGTAAATGGATGTTCTTCCCACTGTTCTGTTTGTACTTTTATAGTTGTCATTATAACTCCTTTCAAAATACATCATTTAAGCCCCCTAGGAGGCTCTACAATCGATTATCTCTTGTTAGACGTATGATTACCCTCATAGAGCTTATCGTGCCTTTAAGAGGCTCTTACGCAAATACTAATTGTGTTGGTAATATATCTTTACAAAACCAAGCAACACCAAAATGTGGTGAGCCTTTACCAGTGAAGTCTATCCGTTTACCTAATACCAAAAGCTCTATCCCATTCCTAAATAATCTAGCTCTCCTCTGTCCCTGAAGAGCACTAACTGGTAATAGTAAAGCAAATGGTTTGTTTAAATTATAACACTTCTCAATAAACTTATCTTTTTTTGAATATGGTGGGTTTGTGATAATACAATCAAAGTCACTAAAGGTATCTGTTAAAAAGTCTCTACCCTCACTAGATTTACATGTAAAACCATTCTCATTTAGATGCTCTACAATACTACCACTTATACCACTCGTACAATCATAGTAAACTGTAGTAGTATTTAAGTAAGGTAGTAGTGGTAATAGTGCCTCTTGTGGTGTATAACATTCATCACTATGTTCATTATTTCCTGTTGTTTTTAACATATTTAAATTACTACTTGCCATCATCTACTCTTCAACAAACTCTTACGCTTCTCTACTGAGTTCTCTACGTATCTACTACTAGACCACCCTCTACAGCTTTTACATTGGTATCTCTGATATTTACCAACATTAGTAGTATAAAAACCCCTACGCTCTAACTTAGTAGAAGCACACTTAGGACACCTCATAGTTTCCTCATCGTCCTCTACGTTAATATTAGGGTGTCTAGTATCCCAAGGACGTAGTTTATTATATACTTCCTCTAGTACCTCTACGTCTAAGATGTTGTACTTCTTCATCTCAGCCCATGCTTCCTCATTACCATCAATACATTCTTTCCATAACTTGAAGCCATTGAACTTTCTATCTTTTAACTTAGTAAGGTCACAGTTAAGCTGCAACGCTAGGTTCTCTAATGTGTTCTTAGTGAATAAAAACTCTTTTCTAGCTATCTCTAGTGTGTCAATAACCTTGTAAGGACTAGGAGGCTCAATACCATTGATAATAGCTCTAGCCTTTATAAGAGGTATATCAAACTTCTTACCATTGTGAGCTATAATATAATCAGCCTTGTCCATCCACTCTATTAACCACTTAACTAAACCATAGTCATCCTCTGTGCGTGTTTCGTGGTAGTATGTTGTATCACTACCTAGTTGTTTAACACTGGCACTCATTAAATAGCTATGCTCTAATAACATATCCTGAGAGACATTCTGTTTCCACATTCCCCATACATATGCTAATTTAGGAGCACATTCCACATCAAGTATAATTGTCATTTATATCCTTTAGAATAATTTGTACTTACCTAGTATATCCGAAAGCTGGTATGCCCTGAGATACTCTAGGAAGCTACATGAATCAGAAACTAATGTCACAGCTACCTCCGCTACATGCTTGAGCACCCATAGTGTTAATGTCTGTATATTCTTTTGCTTTAAGTTCAGAAGCAAATTCTACGTCTCTTTGAGCCTTCTGTATTTTCCACCATTTATGTAGAATGTATACGTCTTTAAGACATGTAGCACACTCCTCTTTATCTCTAAAGTTATTAGAGAACTTGTTAAACCTACGTACCCAATCTCTCTTCAGTAAGTCCTTATGGTCATCTGTAAGTTGCTCTCCATAACCTAGTGCTGTGTTACAAGCTGTCCATAAATCATTGTTAAAGGCTTGTAAACCTGCTTCAATAAGTGCTGAGGTAAATAGTGATTCCTCTCCATATTTAGCTACAATCTGCTCATGTGTTAATACTTCAGTGAATGGTGCTTGTGGATAAGCCCTGTCACCCATAGCACTAAGGAAGCTGATACCACAAAAGCTATATCTATTATCATAGACATATTGTGTTACCTTATCCCAATCATCCACTGTAATGGTGTTAGATACGTTATGACGTAACCAAGGTTGTACGCATAGGGCATGGTTAGTACCTTGCTCAATCCACACTTCCTGTGCTTTCTTTACATACTCTAACTGTTTAATCCCTAGTAGTTGGTCTTTATACACCGAACCCTTAGGAGATACAATAGGGAAACCTATAACAATGTCCCTAGCGTTCCATACAGAAGGCTCTACCATATCCGGAAAGTTATCCATAAAGAACTTAGCTATCTCAGTTTCTTTGTTGAACTGAGCATGTCTAATGTACAATGGACTGTGCTCACCATGAATACCACTAGCTGTCCCTAGAAGGATACTAGCGTTACCACTGGGCTTCACACAAGTTGTTCTAGCTGCTTGGTTGATACCAATAATATTAGCTATCCTCTTGTTCCACTCCTTTACAATCTCAGCACCATAAGCCATTACTGATGGGTCAAACAGAACATCAGGATTGTTCATCCATCCTGTAACAGATACACCTATCAGTGCTTCTCTTTCAATAATCTCTTTAGATGCCCCGCCTAGCACTTTAAAGTCAGTGTAGGCTGCTTGTAATGTGCCTAGAATAGAGGCATACTTACATTGCTCATAGAAGGCTTCAGGGGTATTAGACATACCACCATTAATCTCAGTCAAGTTACACATCTGCCATCCACTACGACCATCTGCTGTGTAACCATATTGACCTATTTCTACACAAGGATTGAACAAGGCTTCTGTAGAGTCGGCTAGGATAAACCCCGGCTCACCTACTTCCTGTACAGACTTCATAATTTCTTGTAGTTCTTCTAATGTTACTTCATCTCTAAGTAGTAAAGCACTATTATTACTCCGTCCTCTTTGAGGGTTATCTACGAACCATGCACCTGTCTTAGCTGTCATCATCTCTTCATCATCTTTAGAGAAGATACAGATAGTGGCACTGCGTCTCACACCTCCTGAAATAACAGCGTCAGCAATGTGCATAACAATGTCATAGGCAACAATAGGTCGTAGTCTATTAGCTCCATTACTAATCTCCTGTTTAATCAATGACTCAATCTTAGTGAGTGCTTGTTGTAGCCCCTCAGCTCCAGGTGCTTTAAAACCTCCACTAATGTAAGCTCCCTTAGGACGTATCTGTGAGTAGTCAAAATAAACTTTATGTCCAGCATACTCAGGATACTTAGAGTCACTCTCAAAGAAGCTACTAAGTAGTACATCCACAGCTTGTGCCCATCCCTCAATACTATCAGGAATGATAAACTCTTTAGTCTGTTTAGTTCTAGCTGTGATATTAGGTAACTTAGCTACATGATGCTTCTGTACACTAAAACCTACTCCTGTACCACACAGCATAAGGTAGAAGGCTTCACCAAAGAACTCAGCTCTATCACAATAAGAAGCAGCACAATTATACATCCTAGCCATGTGTGAAAATAATTGTTTACCTCCAAACTGTAAAGCTCTTTGGGCTCCTAATACTTTCTTATCACAGTAAGCTTGCTCAGTTTGGTCTAGGTAATAACTCAGCTCGCTAGTCATAACGTCTTTAAAGAATTCCCTGTGCATATTCATAACTCTATGTACGGATTCTTCCCATGTTTCGTATCTACCTAGATTATCATCAAATCTAGAGTAGTCGTTATAGAACTTAGCATCAGCCATTAGGCTTCTAGCGTTCCAGCTCATATCTCCCCTTTCATTAGTTTCCTGTTATGTTCAATAGCCTTTATTACAGCAGTAATCCTAGCGGTATCTCGTTGTTCTAAAGGAATGTCCAGTAAAGAATCTAGTAATTCCTTAGCTCTAGAAATACGCTCCTTGTAAGCCTCCTCCATTGAGGGGAGTTCCTTTATAGAAACTCCGTATAGATACTCAGTTGATTTCATTAATATCAATCTGCTTAGGTTTTGTTGAGATAGCCTCTTCAATAGATTTCTTATAGTTTTCTAGTGCTTCCTCAGCATCAGCTACAAACCCCTTAGCCTTTAGTAGTTCCTTAATGAGTGCCTTAGGGTCTTTAAAGTCCTTACCTTTAGTTACCTTACCTTTAGTCTTAGTTAGAGGCTTCTTATTGTTAGCTTCGATAACATACTGAAATGCTTCCTCTAGTAATGGTAGTGTGCCCTTACCATCATACATACGTACACCATGTGTTAGTAATACTTCAGTCAATACTGAGTGCATTACCGATTGAGTGTGAGAAGCATCAATGTGTTTAAAACCAATAGCCTTCAATGATGTTCCTGTATAAACATACATGTAGTCACAGTAAGCATCTACCATATCTACCACTTCATCTAGTAATGTATCCTCAGCGTAATAAGCATCACTTGTAGTGAGGGCTAGGTAAGCTGTAAAGGCATCCTTAAACTCCTTAGCTTCCTCGTCTAACATATTCTGTTCTAGCTCAGGGTTATACTCTAGTCCATTACGTAGATAATTCCATTTACCAATTTCAATAATACTCATTTACTCTCCTTTGTGTTAATGTTGTCAATAATCATATCAATGTAGTCTTTACATTTAAGTAAGTCCTCCACACCATTCTTCTCTTTGTATCTTAGTAGATACTTTAAAGCGTTACCTTCAAAGAAGTCCATAGAGTACTCTCTGATAACATCAATAGGCTGAATGCTGTGCTTACTGTAATGGTCTCCGCCTATCTGCTTATCAGCAGGTCTCTCGTGTCTCTCATCTCTATAACCATGAATAGCTTCATAGTGACTTCCCATGTTCTCTCCTTTTAAATTGCATCAGTGAGTCTCTGCCCACGTATCTCCAACATCTGCACTTCCTTTTAGTGGTATTCTAAAGTCTAAGTATTCCTCTACCTCTTTAAAGGTATCTTCTAGTATCTTAGCTACATTATTAGCTATATCCTCATCACACTCTAACTGCCCCTCATCGTGGACGTTTAGCACCCACTCATACTGCGGACTATTGGTGGTGCTAGAATTAGTATATAGTTTTTCTAGATTTCTATCAGCAAAGATTAACCAATACTTCATTACTAAAGCACCAGCACCTTGTAGTAGTGTGTTTAAGGCACTATGCTCACTACGAATAAAATACTTGTTACCATCTAAGGCTTTAAGAAAACCTCTGGCTCTCACTGCACCTACAACTGTGTCTGTTAGTTTTTGTAAAGCGGGTATCTTCTGAAAGAACTTATCCTTCATCTTCTTACCTTCTGCAAAGCCTCCTCCTACAATACTTCCTAACTTAGCTTCACCAGCCCCATACATTAAAGCATAGATGAAAGTTTTTGCATCATCCCTAGTAGGCAATCCAGCCGCTTTCTGGTTCATACTGTGTATATCAGTCTTATCCTCTTTATTGCCTTTATCGACTATCTGTGCATATCTACCTTTATCATATCTAGCCATATAGTGACTTAGTGTACGGAGCTCTAAAGCATCTGCATCACACCCTACCAGTTTCTTACCTTTAGGTACAGTGAATAATGACCTACACTCATGTCCTTTATATGCTCTATTACTAGGTACCTGAGCCATGTTGGGGTTTGAGTGAGTACATCTCCTGCTCACTGCTCCTAATGTGTTTACTTGTCCATGTATCCTACCATCATTATCTACATTCTTTAACCATGCTTGATTACCCTCAGCTAGTTGTCCTAGTAACTTATTAACATT